GCAGCGGAATTTGTTGCCGCATACTTTCATAAATAAGAGAGGGAGCGATGAATCGCATTAGACTTGCTACACAAGAAGAAGTTGAAAAGATTAAGCCCGTTTCAGACCTCGATGAGAATTGTTTGGTCTTCGCACTCGATGGGCATAATGGAGTTGGGCTGGCGGTACGTAGGCTCTGCCAAGAAATAGACCCAATGGTTACTCCTGAAGATTGGAACACCAAGTTGAAGGCCATGTTTGTGAGAGACCTTGAGACGGTGATGGCCGCGCAGGGAGTGAAGTATTATTACTTCAATGTTGCCGCTGATGATGAGCAATGGCAATCTGTTGTGAAAAATTGGGGGGCAGAACAGGTTTCTATAGAACCAGAACTACGCTTTAAGAGAACACTCTAATGACACAAAAACAGCAAACCACCACCACCGGGCAATACAATCAACCCTCTATGGGTGTGTTCAATCAATTGACACCGCAATTTGGCCAAGCAATTGGGTCCGAAATTACTAATCCATATTCTAATATGTTCTTCAATCAACAGTTGGGAATGGGTCAGCAACAGCTTGGAGCACAAGGGGCATCGGCGAATCAAGCTCTCTTGCAACGCGCTCAAGCTATGGGAATGCAAGGTAATTCCCCATTGATGATGTCCCAAATGGGTCAGAATCAACGCGCTGGAATGGCTGGACAATCTAATCTATTCAATAATCTGTTGATGCAAGCTGGTCAGATGCGTCAATCTGCTCTAGGTATGGCTGGGTCTTATCGTCCATTGCAAACTGGACAAGTGGGAGTAGAGCAGACTTCAGGTTTGGGAAGCTGGTTGCCACAACTAGCTGGGGCAGGACTGGGTGCTGCTGGAGCTTTCTTTGGGAAGCAACAAAGCCAAGGTCCCGGTTCTACTTATCCCGGTGCTTCTTATATGCCAGGAGATTATCAAAATCAACCGACTGGCAATCTTCCTATGGATTCTCAACTTAATATGGGAAGTCCATTTTGGGGTCTTCAACAGCAAGGACAACCATAATGTCTAATGGTGATTCTAACGTTCTTCGACAATTTATAAATCCCAGTTACATGCCCGGTGATTATCAGAATCAACCGACAGGTGATTTGTATTCTCAGAATCAAATCAATCCAATGATGTATGGAATGGGTGGCGAGACAGGTGGGGTCAATACAACTTCCCGTCAAGCTCCCCAAACTGGTAGTCCAAATTACATGGACCAGTACAACGCAATGCTGGCTCCTTATCAAGCTGCGGCTCAAAAGTTCGCTTCACCTTACGCGGTCTTCCCACCCAATAGTCAATTTACAGCACAACATCCTCTTCTCGCTCGCGGAATAGACAGAGGGATTCTTGCCGCCTCAATGGTTCCGGCTGGTCCCGGTCCCCGTTCGATTGGACAGGGGATTGCTGGAGTTGCTCAAGGTCTAACAGGCGCTAACGAATTCTATCGCCAACGCGCTCTACAAGCAATGATGCTTCCCTATCAGATGATGGGGCCACGTTTGCAACAGATGGATGTGATGTCGCAGATTGGCGAACGATCTGCGATGATTCCGTATTATACCAAGCGCGCTGGTTACTATGACGTAATGCAAGATGTTATGCAGCAACGTCAAGCGACGGCGGAACAACGTGCCGATATTGCCCAGCAAGCACAAAATACAAAAGAAGCACATCAAAACTGGCTCGAAGGCAATGACCCCAAATCTCCCTTCTCTGGACGTTCTGGCGACCAAACTTGGAAGAATGTGCTTACAGGCAATCCCCGTTTTGAAGGGGAAGATGATCAAACTTATGCTCAACGACTGGATAAAATTTATCAGGGCGAGAGAATTAGAATAGCTGGTGCTCTTGCTGGGGCTGGTGCAGGTGGCCGCGCTAAAGTCGAGCAACCAATTAAAGAGCAAACGGATTTCATCAAAGACCAAGAGAAGCAAGCCTATGCTACGCTTCCTAAGGAACCCAAAACCATCCAAGATGCAGTAGATGCAGGAATTGCCCCAGTAGGACAGGGGGGATGGGGTAGAATCCCGAGCATTGAAGAATTACATCAAGACTGGGTTCAAAAGAGACAGAAACTTGATGCCCAATGGAATCAGTATCGACAAGATGAGGCCGCTACAAAACTCAAAGTTTCTTTCCAAGACTGGCAGCGCCTTCGTTCTGGACAACCCGCTCCACAAGCTGCTTCTTCCCAAGCCCCTAAAGCAGGTGACATCGTGAGAGGTTATAGATTCAAAGGGGGCGACCCTTCTGTTCAAAGTAACTGGGAAAAACAATAATGCCTCCGCAAGAGCAAGGGCCTTGGACTGATTATCAAGCTAAAGCTCCCACGACTCCTTCTGCGACCACAGAAGCCGGGCCGTGGCAGGACTATGCTCAAACTGCTCCACAACCCACCGCTCCAATACAAGCGCCTGCTATTGGTGTGTCTGCTCAACCTATCGCTCCTCCTACAATGCAGGAACGTATAGGGGCGCATATACCAGATGTAGCAATGCCAGTTCTTAGTACCGCCCAAAAGTACCTCGTTGCTCCCTTTGAGCATATGGCACAATGGGGTGCCGATGTTGGTGGACAAGCCGCAAGATATCCCTCTGAACTATTAACCGCGACTGAACAACTTCCACAAACTCTTCGTGGTGTATCTCCATACGGCCCTGTCCCCGCTCAAACTGCTCCTTTAGAGGAAGCAACTCGACAGGCACATCCTATTACAACTGGGGCTGCGAGTGCAGTGGGTGAACTGGCCGGTGGGATGGCCGCTGATCCGCGTATGTGGGCCTTGAGTCTTGGTAGTGTTGGTAGTGCTGCCGTTCGTCGCTTAATCTCTGGGGGCTTTAGTGCTCAACAAATTTATGGTGCTGCAACTACCGCTCCCGAAGTAAACGAAGCTATAAAACGGGGAGATTGGTATGAAGCTTCTCGTTTGATTACTCATACAACCGCCAGTGCATTGATGGGTCTTGGTGCAGGCGCACATTTTCTTTTTGGGAAAGAGACTCCTACTTCACCGAAAGAATCAAAGCCTGTTTCAATTCCCGCTACAAATGAACCTAAAGTATTTCCTACCCCCCGTCCCGCTGGTCTAGCAACTGGTGGAACTATTGGCATGGACCGCTTGGACCCAAAGGACTTAGTTGCTCCTGCGGCCAAGGCTACCACGGTTGACCATCAAAAGATGGCAGATGCACGGGCCAACGCTCCTACTACGGTTACTGCGACTAGCATGGATATCGCTGGTGCTATAGCAGACCTTACGGAAAATCGTCATCCCGACATAGTTAGTATGGGCATTAAACTCCCCGGTGGGAGTACACTCGGAGAAATGGCGAAATTCCTATCCGTTGAAAAGAATGCTGATGGGAATTATAGAATTGCGAATACCCCTCAAAATCAAATGATGAAACAGCAATTGATTGGGTTACTTCGTCAATTGCAGACACCAGAAGATGCTAACATTGCTGCCGCTACTGCTCCCGAGATGCCGAAGGAAGGGTTGACTCACGAGCAAGCTGAAACAGTTCAAGCTGCCCTTGTTAGAGACCAAACCAAGCGTGAAGCCATTGCTGCGACTACAGGAAAGCTGCCTACTAATCCGTTTGATGAGAAGTTGAATGCTGCTGGGTTGCACCAAGTTATTCCCGGTGCGATGCCAACCTCTGATGGCTTAATCCACTTTGAGCATCCCGGTCATCCCACTCTTTCTATGGGTTTGGAAGCTGGTAAAGTTCTTGACATGACCCCCGACCAGCTTCGCACCTATGCGGCTGATAAGTTTGAGAGTGATGCTGCCAAGTATGAACGTGAGCCGATGTCTCCATTCTTGAATAAGTTTGGACAGTTTGACCCGGCTAATTTACGAGCCACTGCCGCCAAACTTCGTGGTGAAATAACAGATAAGCCCGAACCAATTTCTCCTGAAGTCAAATCTAAAGCTGATGTTTCTCCGGTTCCTCAAGACTCAACTGCGCCCCCTGTGCCTGCGGATAGGCAACCAGTTCCCGCAAAGGTTGAGGGGATGCGCCCAGAGGAAACTTCTCTTCCTGCGAATGTCCTTGTCAATCACATTCAGACTGTTGAAGCTCTTGCTTCACAGCAGCTTTCATATGCAGGTACAGAAGTTGCAGATGTTGCTAAAGGAAGATTAAATACTCTAATTGCCACGCTTGGGGAAAAACTCAATCTACCTAATCTAACTGCTGTAGCAGGAGTTTTGAAAGATAGGTCGGAACGTTTAAAGACTCAAGCTAACGCTATCCTTGCTGGCAATGAAGCCCATGAAAAGAACATGCCGCTTCGTGAAGCCACGATGGGGGTCAAGCGTGCGCGGTATACGGCTGGCGAAGTCCACATTCCCGGTGAAGAGGATATGGGCGCTCTTGAAGCGGGCACCGAACCTGAATTCAAAGGTCTCGCTCGTGACCGGATGGCCCGCTCTACTGGAAAAACGCAAGTACCAGGACGTACATTAGAAGACTTTATCCCATTCGATGCTCCTGAAGGAATGGAACGTAGTTCCATGTCCCATGAGGAACAAGAGCAATTTGACACCTTCCAACAAGGCGAATTAGTTAAGCTAAAGAAATTGGATGCAGAAATTGGAAGAGATTTTCAAATCGCTTCTTCTACACAGAGTGCCGAACATTTTTATGATGTGATTTACCCGAAACTGAAAGAACTTGATTCTTTGGGCGACCAACTTGGCCGCTTTGCGAAAACAGAGGAAGTTTATAAACAAGGCGCACGTCCCGATATCGAACCCACTGCAGGTCCCAGTGGAGAAATCAACATCCACGAAGGATTCGTATGGACAAAGAAGGCCGCTGACCTTGCGCTCAATAAGAACAATCGGACAATTCCCACAATAGAAGACTTTGCTAATGAAGCCAAGACCCGCAATGATAAGGCAAAGATTTTTGATGACGCTTCACAGCGTTTAGCTGTCCTTGCTGACCGCAAATCTAACCTACTTCAAAAGCAACTTAGCGGTTCTGAATCGGGAGTCGCTGGGCCTCTTCGTCCTTATCCATCTATTCAAGCAAGTCTACAAGGTGGTCATGCTGGTGGTGGTGTTGCTTCTCTTGAAGAACTTGGGAGGGAAGGCAGATTTGTAAAAATTTCACGCTCAGGAATGCCTACTGACCAAGGTAAAGTTCCAGATTTCAATCTCGGCCCTGGTGAAGCTGGTTATCGTGTCCGTCCCGATGGGCGGCGCGAATTAGTCTCAGGATTTGAAACTCCCGCTACAGAGCGTGGCATAGAAAATTACACCAAAGAAGTCTTCGGTAAACGCCTTCCACAAAGAGGCGGAGGCGGCCTTGAAGTTATGGGCAGAGCAGCCGCCATAAGCGGCGGAGCTTTGGCTGGAGCGAAGGTTGGCGCACCTTATGGAATTACTGGTGTAATTGGTGGTGGTACAGTTGGAGCTTTTATTGGAGCGGTATCGCCTGACCTTCTTGGAAGACCTGCGTTCAAATTCGCTGCTAATACTATGCTTCCTTTTTTGAGGGAAAGTGGAACTTCCCTTAAAGATTTCTTCAAAGGTCCTAATATCCACGCAGGCGTGGACCTTCCTGATATGCGGGAAATCTTAGAAGAACAATATCACGCTGCTGATGGAAACACCCCAAAATTCAGTGAAAGACTTCGCCAATTCCCAGGGAATATTTATCAAAAGACTTTAGAACCATTTCTTTTTATTTCCGATAACCCTTCTCACGTGCAACGTTGGATGCTCCAACTTTTAGGAGACCAGCGCGGGTCGGCGTTTCGAGATGCTTCTGGTCGAATAAAAACTGATGATAGTCCCTATGTTTCCGCTCGTCGTGCTGTGGGAATGACAAATGGACACATCAGTGAAATACGAGTAGGATGTAAATCTATTCTTGAAGACGCTTATAATTATGGTACAGAAGGACACATTGCAAATCTACGTCGCTATCTCAACTTAAAGAATTATGAACGTGTTCTAGAAGTGAAACAAGAAGATATCACTGAACATCAACAAAATATTCAAAGTTGGCAAAACAAACTGCAAAGCGCCAATATCACTCCATTGCAAGAAGCAGCTTTACATTCTGATATTGGGAAGGCCAGTAAAGAACTGATTGACTTGCAAAAGAAAATGGCATCTGGTGCGTTCAATCCTAAAGGGTTCAATGCCGATAAAATTGCTAATAATCTTCAACAATTAGAACAGCAGATGGGTCCTGCGGATTTTGAGCACATGAAGGGATTAGCAGACCGCTATTGGGGACAAATTAGACAAGTCACGGATGATTTACATAAATTTGAAGTTATGACAGATTCAGCTTATCAAAAGTTTACAAGTCGCACAAATGAATATGCCCCAATGTACCGCATTATGACGGACCTCGCGGAAAATGCGAAGAATCGAATGACAGGCTCGAAATACCCTCTTTACTTAATGCATGATGATGTTATTAAAACTCTTGAAGGAAGTGAGCGAACTAACCAAGACCCATTCGTTGTTCTCGGAAAATTTGCTACCGCTTCTTATAGAGAAATCTTTCGCAATAAAGTTATTCAAGATTATCTTCAAGCGGGAAAAGCCGAACCAGCAATTGGTGAGTATTTCAAAGAAGTTTCTACTGATACTAGAGCAAGACAAGGTTTTAGCATTGTTGGAACCTATGAAAAAGGGATTCAAAAACGTTATGAAGTTCCAAGCTATTTAGCAGAAGCATTAGAATCTTCTCCTATAGCTGCTCGCTCTGCTTTAACAGGAATGTTGGGATTCACTGCAAAGTATTTTAAAGCTGGAGCAACAGGATTAAATCTTGCGTTTACTCTTCCTCTAGCATTTACACACGTAATCCGAGCTGGTATCGAGAGCGAAGCTCCCCTCGTTCCATTCGTGAAAGCATGGCTACAATCTCTTCACCAATCTCTAGAAGATGACCCATCCTACCGTGAAATGATGCGGAATGGGGCTGGTTGGGGTATTATGCAACGGCTCATCACTCCCGAATACTTTCTTGATTTCAATAATCTTGGATGGAAAAAAAGAACGGGGAGTGGACGAATTCTGGATTATGTTATTGATTTAAACGTGGCGTTAGAAGACCGTTGTAAATTAGCTACTTACAAAAGTCTTCGCGCTTCTGGCTATAGTGAAAAGGCCGCATCTTGGGAGACTATGCGCTACGGAGGTGCCCCCGACTTCTCTCATCAAGGTGCATGGATGCCAGAAGCAAATGTCATGTTTATGTTCTTCAATGCCCACCTCGCGTATCTTAGGCAGGATTTACAACGGCTAGCAGAAAATCCTAAAAAAATGGTGGTCGCCTTAGGCGCAGTGACCGCCATGCAGATGACGCTTGCTCAATGGAATTGGTCCCGTAAAGATGAAAAAGGCGAATACCTCATGCGAGGAATTCGCCCATTTGACCGCGACAATTATTGGATTTGTTTAAGTGGAGAAAAGACACGAGACCCCGCAACAGGAGGTCTTGTACCAGAAGTTCTATTCAGAATACGGAAACCTTCCCCCGTCAAATTTTTTGTCAATCCCATTGAAAATATGATTAACAAAGTGGCTCATAGAGAGGACCAGACTGGAACTGAAATTGCTTTGCGCGCTGTGTCTTCTTGGATGCCGGGGCAATATCAAATTGAACCTAAGCATCCTATAAAAGATGTGGCTACTGGATTAATTGCCAGCGCAAATCCGGCTTTAAGAGTTCCCGCTGAACTCGCGTTAAACCGAACTGCGATTGGCCCCATTGTCCCCCAACGTGAACAGGGAATTGAATCTCAATATCAAATAGGTCCCGGCACGAGTGCCACTGCTCAAGCAATCGGACAAGGTGGACTAAAAGGCGCTGCTGCTGGAGGTCTATGGGGAGGCACTTTCGGTGAATTCATTGGCGGACATCCCGGTGCTTTAGTGGGAGGTGCCATTGGTGCCACTGCGGGAGCTATTGGCGTCTCCCCACGTCAAGCTGATTATGTTCTTAAAGGGATTGGTGGCGGTTTGTCTCAAGAAGCCACGACAGTTACGGACCCATTCTTTGGTGGGATTAATCAGGCCCGGCGGCATCAGGGCATCGCAAAAGTTAAAGATGTCCCATTCGCTGGACCAATACTGGGTCGCTTTGTTACTCCAGGTGGAAGTTACGAGCAAGAAAAAGCCTCTAAGGATTTCTACGATGGAATGCAGCAAGCTCAACAACAGAAAGCCACCTTCGATTTGCTTATTAAACAAGACCCACAAAAGGCTTATCAGTACCAGCGACAGTCAGGCGATTTGATGTTCAAGCTCGGCGTGGCGACTGAGATTAGCCAACGTGTGGCTGCGCTGCGTCAGATACAGGAACAAGTACAGTCTTCAAAGGACCTGACGGAAGACCAACGCAACGAATATCTCCAAAGAATCTTCCAAGCGCGCTTGTCCATGTTGCAAGCGGGGACTAGGATTTGGAAACCCGCTGCTTCGCCGAGTCCGTCAAATAGTCGAGGAACTGGTAACGCTGAGAGATAATGTCAATCAGATTTCCAATCAAGAAATTCCAGGGACCTTTTGAAAAGTACGTCCTAGTCACCGGAGGTCGTGGCGCGAGTGTGCTCGCGTCAAAGTGCTTAGAGAGCTTCTTTGGACATTTCCCCACCGCCAAGGGTCTCGAACAATTCACAGTAGCAGATGTGCATGAGTATGCTGCGTGGCGACTTCAAAATGGTGTGACGGAAGCTGGGATGAGTCGTGAACTCCAAACTATCTCCCGCTTTTATAAATACTGCATCGACAAAGGTTGCAAAGTTTATAATCCTGCCGAACCGTGGATTCATTATCGTAGACCTCGCTTAAAGCACGCCATTAAACGTCGGACTTCCCCTCTCACCGTAGATGATTTTATCAAGCTCTTGGAGGTCGCTGGACCCCGCCTGCGGGAGTTCATGCTGGCTATAGTTGCTGACAGGCCGACTATCGGCATATTTCGCTGCAACAACGACGTTGGATATCAGTTTAGATTGGCGGCTCGGCGCTCTGGTTTGTGCCATTTGAACGTGACCAAACTTCGTATGGCTATGAAGCATGGGTTCTGGGCGGAAGTGATACGCCGTCATTGCGCGCTCTGGGCGAAACAATACGACCATACGCAGCCGCGTAACCCCCTTCCGAATGAATCCGAGCCTCTCAGCACACCGCTTGCTGACATCCAAGTTCCGTCCGGGCCAATAAGGTCCCCTGTCATTAACTCTAGCGACGATTGTTTTTCCGTTGGATGGGTTGGTGATTTGGACAATAGTACCGAAGCGGATGTCTGGACTGGCAACGGTCAGCCATCGGTCATCGAAAATCTCACCATTAGCAGTTAAGCGTCCGTTAAATCTTTTAGTCCCGTACCAAGAAGCCACTAAGGTTCTCCCTTGTAAGGAAACCCTTAGTGGCTTTTTCTTTTCACTCTGCGTTAGAGGTGAAGATATCGTCGAAGGCAATATCTGAAACGTATTCGACTTCGGTAGTGTTGGAGTCAGAACAGTTGAGGGGACAACTAGTAGACTGAGAGATAGGAGAATTGTCCGAGAGAATATCTGGAGAAAGTGTAATGGTTGTTTTATATTTTTCAAGGTATTCTGTGAATGATTCATATTCAATTAAAATATTATCCAATACCCCAATAGCTTTCGATTTGAGAGCAGCCAAATCACCACTCTTTGCGATAATGGTGTAATCGAAATTAAAATCATCTAAAGCAGTTTCGCTCACATGATTAGGGTCTCGGTCAGAGGCTAGATACCTCGTTCCGTCTTGATTCTTGCGAATTACTTCTACTAAATAACCTCCACTTAATTTAATCCAATCGGCTTCATTTGGAAAACGAACATCCGTTACCACAGCAATCTCTGGTTGCTCGTCTCTAATCTTTTGAGAGATAACCTCTACCCAATAGTTCGGGTCTGTCTCGCGCTTCTTACATCCGTACCACTGAAGGATTGTTACACATCCATAAACTGGGTCTTCCTTCCACTGAAGTGGATGCCTCATAGGATGAAGTTGGTGCTCACGATAGTACCGTGCAGCAAGGGCTTCATGGTTATCCCGACAATACTCCTTGAGCGCATCCGCAAAAGCATAGAACTTAATTTCAGGATGGGCTTCCTTCCAATAGTTGGCGACGAAGTTTTTTCCCTGACGGGCTTTGTAACCGATTCCTATTAGGAGCATTTTACCTCCAACTTCTCAAAGACTGGACAATTGCCCTGAAGGATGTTGAGATATTTATGAAGGAATTCCCCAAGAGCTTCCATGCTTGGATATAATCCATCCGCACCAAAGGCGAGAAAGGGGTGTTCCTTTTGCTTATCGAATGCGAGAATGAAGATTAATTTATTCTTCGCTCGGGCATACCCAATCTCAAAGAGTGTGCCAATTGCAGGATAGCCTTCAACCATCGGAAGTAAATTCGCCACAATAATGTCCGAACGGTCAATTAAATCCAAGTCTGTTCGATAAGTCATGTAGGCCGAAGGTCCGAACTTCCGCAGTTTGGACATATCCATCGTCACCACATCAGATGGAATTCTGAAAGTCAATTCATTTTTATATTCTTCCACAAAGGCTTTTCGCCAAACATAATCTTCCACTCCACGAATTGGCCCTGCGAGATAGATAGTTGGTTTATCCATTTTACACCTTCACGAACAAATGGGGGTAATAGACTTTCAGGAAGACTAGAATAGTAATGATAGACGAAATTACGGCAGCAATAGTTCGGATAATTGCGAGCGCGTCGTTTTGGTAAACAGATTTCATATCAATCTAATAACATTATGCCTTGGCGGATTCGGGAACATCACCTTCATAATCCTTACCGTCACTGACATTGCAAGGTACAATACCAAGAGACTCAATAGGACTGACAGACTCCACTTTAGGAGTTCTTTGTTTACGTTTTTCATTTCGCCAAGTCTCTCGAAGCTTCCAATAGTTAGTCATGTAAGTAAGGTTGGCTTTTTCAACCTTCAGAGTCTCCCAACCTTCCCAACAGATAAAGATTAGAAGGCCCAATTCTAACATGAACAATGTGATTGAAAGCCACTCAAAGAGATTCATTACTCACCTTTGTATCGGGTAGTCTCGCGGCTCCAACGCCCGCATTTAGAACATTGAGTCCTTCTGTATTTGTTTTGTCCAACCCATGAGAACCCACGATACTGCACATTCCCACCACACACACCACACTTTGCGCGGTCCATGTAGAGACGAGGGTGGGGGTTGTCGAAAACCTTCAAGCGATTGTAAAGTTCTTCGAGAGCGAGAACATCTCCCTCACAGTAAATAGCCAAATCGTGCAGAGCTTCCATGTTGCCACGCATAATTTGGAACCACGCATCCGGCCAGTTGTTCTCTAATTTTTGATTCTTCATACCAAGAATTTTAGCAAGATGCTTTAGACGGTTGGACGAGAAGTTCGCCACACTACGACTAATCATGCAAGTATCTCTAAGCTTGGTCATAGGGATGGGAGGTAATCCATTTATGAGAAGACGGCCTTGAATAAATCGTCGGTCGAATACACTTGCGAAATGCCCCACCAACAAATCTGCTTCAGCCATTAACTTACTAGCCTTTACCAAGAGTTTGCTGTCATCAAAGTTCCGCAAATCAGTTTGGGACAACACTATTGAATGGGCTTCCTTCTCATGTGCCCACTTGTAGCCAAATATAACAACAAAACCTAAATCACTCTTGAGCGCATTGACCCCGCAGCTTTCCAGGTCTAGGAACAATATTTTAGGAACGGCGTTTTCTGGCATGGAATCTTGAAGCCCTTTCTTTACAACAAAGTTTACAATCTCTACGAATATTGCCATTTTCTAATTCATACCAATACGTATTCTCTGGTGTATATTCATGTCCTCGTTTACAATGTGTTTTTAAAGGACGATGCTTCGCACTTCTGCCTTTCTCTGCACGGTCTTTATTATTATCTGCGAATGTCCCAACAAACAAATGCGAAGGATTTACACAAGGAGGATTATCGCATTTATGACAAACACAAAGTCCCTTTGGAATTTTACCAATCCAAGTTTCAAAGGCCATTCGATGGGCCGAAACTTGATGGCCATTCCGTTCTAAGATACCATAGCCATGCTCGTTCTTCCAACCGGGCCAAATCCAACATGGACTTTCTAAATGTTGCCATTGTTCCATCAATGTCTTCCAATTCTAAAAGCATTCTGTTGACAGTAGCCATTATCAGTTAAGACAATGGAGAACTTATTTTCCGGGTCAAAGCGTCCCTCACAATGAAGGTTTCTTACATTGCGTTCGTTGGTGGCTTTGGAAATCATCATGCAGTGGTCTACTCCACCTGCAATCGCCGTCGAACCTCTTGCATCCCGCAAATCCGCAAATTCTTTCACTCCGCCATATCGAATGTCTGTGGAAGGTTTGCGAATGTGGTGAACTAATATAATTCCAAGATTGGGACGATGTTGATAGAGCTTTTTGAGTTCCATCAACCTATCTGAAATCACCGCTGAATCATTCTCTCCACCCGGCGGCAAATTGGCGTAAGAACCGAAGGTATCAATCACCAAGACAGATGAATGAGTATCTCGAAGTTTATTCCCCCAAAACTCCACGTGAGTGGCCCAGCTTCCTGCGGGACTGACTTCTGGCATAAGAATAAAGAGATTGTCATTTTCGCTAAAGCCTGGAATTAGGCCTGTCTCTTGACGGAAGCTAACTTCATTTTGCTCAGTAACATACAGCACATTGGCCTTCACCACATCTTCCCCAAGAAATTTCTTTCCAAGAGAGATACAGTTGGTGAGGTGCCATGTCAACGTGGATTTGCCAGCCTTCGGTTCCCCTGCAATAAGATTTACCGCACCAGCATAGACGAATCCCGGCACATAAGCGGTGACAGAAAGTTTGGGACGCTTGAAGAGATTCGCTGCCGAAATAGCGGGACGACAAATATCGGGTAGGCGTTCCTTCTCAATATACGCTTCATACGCCCGCTCGAATTCCTCGAACCCGGTTATCTCGGGTTGGGGATAATAAATCTCTGGAACCACTTCATCTTCCATTAATTGGGCCTGCTCTTAAACGGAACCACATCAGGACTATCTGTAGCTTCCTCAACCTCTTGCTCAAGCTCGGCAATCTTTCTGCCAATCACAGATTTCTGCATCTGTAAGTTGAGCATGTAAGCTTCCGCTTTGCGGTTGAGATAGAGTTCGGGAGTTTCGAGTTCATAAGGATAGAAGTTGTAAAACTCATAAATAACTCCATCCTGCGTTTGTCGAGCACGCCGCACGCAAATAAGTTCCCCAATCTCAGTCGCAACAACCACTTCCCCCGTACACTTCACACACAACAAATCACCTTGGTTCACTTTTCCTCCAATTCATGTAGTTCGCCCCAACTCATACTAGGGGCACCAACTTTAAAAGTCACAGGCACACTATAGCCACCCAAAGGGTCCCAACTTTGCTCCATCGCAGCTTTCATTGCTCGAATACAGTCTTCCACAAGATTTTGTGGACAGGCGACTAATAAAGAGTCGTGTACTTGCAAAACTAATTGGGCGGGTCTTGGTAACGGAGCTAACACACTTGAGACCTTGAGGACCCTCTCGGTGGGCCAATTTATGCGTTCATACATCAACGCAATCATGGCTCGAAAACAAACATCTGCTCCAGACGACTGAGGTAAGAATCGTATTCCTTCTGTGTAAGCGGTATTAGTCCAAAACCAACGTTTACGCCCGAAAGCGTTATTGAGCAATCCTTGCTTCTGAGCGATATTGCCAACTCTCTCTTGCCATTCGGCAGATTTGTGATTGATAGTTCGCCACTTATAAATGAGGTCACGGGCTTCCTTCTCTGGGATGTCATACGTCATAGCGAGCTTGCGCGGCCCCATCGCGCCATCGCAACCATGATTCGTATTCTTTCCACGCTTGTACTGCCAACTATCCTTGTCTACTTCGTCTTCGGGGATTCCGTAGAGTTGACTAGTGAGCCACTTATGTTCGTTGAATCCGGGGACTGAGAGCCTCTGAAGTCGAGCAGTATCGCCAGCGTACCAAGCCGCGAGGCGATTTTCAAGAGAACTAAAATCAGCCTCAATAAAACACCAATCAGCAAATGGCGGAACATAGATGTACCGCGAACGAGGAGGAATGTTCTGCATGTTGGGATTCGAGCTAGAGAGCCGTCCCGTCGAAGTCCCATGCACAAGGAAATTGGCATGGACTTTCCCAATGGCAATCTCTTGGTCGTCTTTAAGGAAGGTAGTGATGAGTTCGTCAAGTTTCTTTACCTTTCCGAGAGTTTCGAGGATAGTTACAATTCCAAGTTGACCATCTTTGTTACATTTGCGAATCAACCGTTCAAGCGCGCTCTTGTCCGTCGTAAGCTTCTTCGTCTTCGGGTGGAGTTGTTTGGGTAAAGCAAGGGTCGTGTAAAGGTACGTTTCGAGAATCTTGGGAGAGTTCCAAGGGGAGACTCGCTCCGTAGAGTCAACGTGTATGAACTTAACTGCCTTCCCAGACTTTCCAACAGTTCCCGGTGGAGCAGGTTTGCGAACACGGATGGGTTTATCATAAGTTTGAAGCTCTTTCGGAAGCTTGGCTTCCAGTTCAACCTTTTCAGCAAGGAACTTTTCACGCAATGCATGGAGGCGATTTGGGTCTTGCTTAATTCCCGTGTCGGTCATCAACTTGCAAATCTTTGCAAGAGGAACTTGACAATAGAGATATAAGTCGTATAGTTGCTGTTGCTTCAATAGAGGTTTAAGTTGTTGGGCAATCTGTAATGTACCATCAACATCTCGACAACAATATTCATACAAATCTTTTCCAGCATCATCTTTCCAAAATGGCTTTTGGAGAAACACTGAGGCCACGAACCCAAGGTCATGTGGCATGTCGGGTTGAAGTAGGTGCTGTGCTAGAAGCGTGTCAAAAACTTCCGCTTTAAAGATTCCTGCTGCCATGCTCCTCCAAGTAAGCAATTGCGGTTTGTAAGAGAGCTATACTTTCATCAAAGTTTTCAAGTCCTACATTGCACCTATTGCAAAGAAGGCTACGTACTTTCCCGGTTTTATGGTTGTGGTCAACGGCCAAATCACGACCACAAACATTGCGTTTCCCACAAATCTTACATTTACCATCTTGCGCTGCATTTAGTCTAAAATACTCTTCCAACGTGATTCCATAGTTCTTTTTAAGAGAATATTTACGACTAACAAGAAGGTGACGTTGTTTAATTAATGGCCATCTTTTCTTACAATAAAGACTTTGACAGTCATTACAATGAGAACGGTACTTTCCAGTATCACTTCTAAGATAAAAAGAAGAAAGGGGTTTTTCTGATTTACACTTAGTACAGAGTTTCAAATGTGTTTCCACTCTAGATTTAATGCCTTGCAAAGTCTAGGTATGTCAAAAGACAGTCCATTGTGAGTTGTGACTTCTTCAGCATTCTCCATGATTCTACGAATCTCATTTATATATGCGCCACGGAAGGGAACACAAATCGCATGATAGGGTTTATCAGAAAGACCGACACAAATAATCTCTTCTGAAAATCGGGAAGTCTCAATGTCCACCGCAAACTTTGTAGCGACGAAACCTTGCACTTCATCAAGGGAAGGCTTGGTGTTGTAATATTCCGGTGGAACCTGTAATCCTTTACGCAAGTCTGAGATAACCGCCGGGATGTATTCCTGGCTTCTCATGAGATAACTCGGATGAAGAGTAGGCATTACTCGGGGAATGGACTCCCCTTTCAATGGCAATGGAGAACCGCGCCATTTCAGAATTCCATCTACTTTTCCAGTAAGAGTTCTAAGAGCTTTCTCTCCAATGGCGTCAATTCGTGTCCACGGTCTTGAATTGAGAAGTGGTTTAACAAATTTATCGTAGCAGTGCGCCACCGCTTGTCCTGCTTCAGCCTCGGAGATATAGCTGCGAGCAGCGTGGTCAGTTGGGTAGACGTTTTGCGGAGGTCTGCATTGGAGAGTGTTGGCACAGGAGACGTTTTCGCGTCGCTCCCCGGCTTTCCAGAGAAGCGCATTAAACATTTTTCCAGTTCCGCCAACGAGTGGGACCCCTTCAATAGACTCATTTTCACCTGGAGCTTCTGCGATTTCCAATCGAAGTGATGGACCCAATTGAGGTGGGACTAAGTTGTTCTCGGGAAAGAGCCGAGCGAGAGGACAACCTTGGCATTCGGGGCACTGAGAGACCTTCATCGAAAAATAGACCTAATCGCTTTCCCAATCAAAGCAAACGCGATAATCAACAAGGTAACAATGTAGGCGAACAGAAGTGTTCCCCACAAATCGAGATAGATGCCTGAGAAGAAGTGTCTCACTTCATGTGACCATGATAAAAGATAAGCCATGCTAGACCTAAGAGAAGATAGCAACCGAAGGTGATTGCTGTGCGGGCTAAAGACCAACGACCATAATTCGATTTCAAGGCCCCTCCTGAGAGAAAATGGGCCACCCCTTTCGAGATGGCCCTTCAATTGTGGTTATCTAATTAGGCTGATGGCTTGACTGTAAAGATGTTCAACTCATTATTTGGTTCATCCGCTCCAGCAGGAGTGTATGGATGCTTGGCATTGGGGCCAAAGTATGCTGTGAAGCGGGCATTTCCACTCGCAGCAACGCGGTTGAAATAGTCCTTCGAAGCTTCTCCATCAAGGGCATCTTCGCCAATAACGACTTCGAGCTTCTTCATCGCTTGGGCACTCCAAGCGAAAGGCTTACCATCTTGTCCCGTCGCTTCCGGGTCTGGATAGGTCCAAAATACCCGGCGACCTTTATAATCACCCTCTGCAATAGCAGCAGAGAGATTCAACTCTAGGGCACCAGTGAACTTATTAGTCCGAACTTCGGCTGTAGGGAGCAACTGGAAAACATAAGTGCCCACTGGGGGCTGTTCACGTTTCTCCAGTTTTATGTCTGCTAGAATTACTGTTTCAAAACTCATTCATTATCCTCTCGATTTAGATTGGACCCTTTGTGGGTGGGTGGCCTTAACAAAAATGGTCTCCGCAAACAAATTGGTCAAAATGATATCTCTTTGTGGGGTCTTTAGGTTTGGGTGTGTAGTGGCGATATTTATAGTTGCGCTGGTGTCCACAAAGAACACATTCACTGAAGAAGAATTCGTACCAGTATTTGAGTTTCTTTTTCATTTTAGAGACAACAATAGCGTGGGCTTTCACCGAGTCACCCCTACAGGGGACTTTCCACCACCGTGTCGCAGGGTCAGGCGTTGCACGGATTTATTGGCTACGGCCCACGCTAAACTTTTATTTAGAGCCGCGTCCGACTGGATTCTTTTGTCCAGCGGGAGTGGCATTGTAAATCATTGCGGCGTGCTTTTCCGCTTCTTTAGTTGACTTACCTTCTTTGAGAAGTTTTTCTTTAATTGCGAGATACTGTTTAGGCAACTTTTGCTCCTTGCTTCGCAACGTAATCTTTGTAAGCTTCCTGCGCCTTATTCAGAAGCCACGGGAAAGTTCCTTCACCATTCACTGGGTCGAAGATAATTTCAGTGGGAAGGAATGACTTACCACCCTCAACTCCCAATCTATTCTTCGCAATGATACCAGTACCGGGATTCGCCGTCACATAATAATACTGGACGTAGCGGGATTTAGGGTCGTTCTTATCTTTCAAAAGAGAGCGAGTTCGAGTGCAGAGCACCAAATCGAACATCGCAGTTGACCCAAGGAACATTTGCCCAGCGAGGTCCGGCCCTATCAACATCTCACCTTGGCCCGTCTCCGGGTCAGGCTTATCAATTCGCAAAGCAGCAGTGACAATAACATGCTTAGGCTGGTCAATAAGCTTACGAAGGTTCTTCCTGGTCAATTCCCCCATGACGCCATAATCGTCAATTTCTGGGCATCCTGCCTGCCGCTTTAGCGAATCACCCTTCTGCCGGGGAAACGAGAGGGCCTTGGCTCTCACGTAGGTCTTAACCACATCCGAAAGGCTATCTAACCCTATTGCTTCCTTCTCTTTAAAGACTGCTAGAGCGCAAAACTGCTCAAAATCCTCGTAGGAGTTCAACTCCACATAATCGAGTCCCTTGGTAGCGACTCCTATCAAACCCTTGCCGTGGCCTGTCTCTGATGCGCCAATGCCCACATGAGGGACAGTCGAGAGGAACGTAGTTTTGCCCGTGCCATTTAAGCCGTAAATAAGAATCTTCAACTTGAAGTCTTCAGGCTTAACCAAATCCTTTGTGTTTCTAACGACGAGGCCCAAGTTTTTCCCTCTCTCCAATAGCTACCCAATCAGGGTACATCTCTCTATACTTCTGG